ATAACACCAAAAGAGTTTAGCGAAGTCGCTACTGGGGTTAGACTTTCATCACATGAGAAACTTTGTGCTGAACGAATGAATAACATTCTAAAAAGCATAGAAGAAATGAGAAAAGAAATTAAATCTTTAAGACAAGATGTTTCTATGGGTAAGGGTGGACTTAAAGTTATCCTTGCTATTGGAACTTGTATTGTTGGAATACTAGGTTATTTTAACTGGAAATAAACATATGGAGTGTGAGTATGGCAAGATGGTTTGCGTTCGCGTTCACAATGTTAGGCACATGGATTCTAACTAACACAAATACTGAGTATTTTTCATTGGGTTGGGGAATATCAGCAATATCAACATTAGCATGGGCATATTTTGCCTATAAAGATAAAGACATTCCTCGAGGATTAATGGAACTATGTTTTGTTATCTTATGCATTAGAGGAGTTATCAATTTTTATTAAATGGCTAAAAAAAAGAATAGTTTACTTTCAAAAGAAGAACATGAAAGTAGATCTAGATTTAAAAAAACAAGTATTTCGACTAATCCATCCAGGATTAAATGGTCATCGATGAATAAATCAAAAAGAAGACAACACAAAAAATGAAAATATCAGAAAACACTTCAGTAAGTATGCCGGTCAAAAATATGCTGGCGATAGTAGCTGGAGTTGCTATGGGAGTTTTTGCGTATACAGAAGTAACTGCAAGATTAACAAGTCTTGAAACATCAAGAGAATTATTCCAAGCAGATTTATTAAAAAAATCAGAACAAAAACCTACAGACCAAGAACAATTTATGTTGATCGAGGCTTTGTACGGTGATGTGGAAAAATTAACTCTTAATCAAGAACAAAATATGACTAATAAAGTCAATATAGAATTTTTAAAAACACAGCTAGAAAAAGCATTAACTGATATTGAACATTTAAAAGATAAAGTGAGAGCAAATGGCAACGGGACGAGTCACTAAAAAAGTTTTAGATCATATTGCAAAAATAAATAAACAAAATGAAGAATTGCGTATGACAAAAGATTTAAAAAAAGAAGTTGAGACTGGAAAACACGGTACTCAAAAATATATATTAAAAAATGGAATAAACAAAGGTAAGATATTATGACAGAATTAATTGTAGCTTTGTTAATGATTGTCAATGGCGAAATTAAAGAGCATCGAATCCAGCCTAGCATGTCAGAATGTTTAAAAGGAAAGAGAATTGCTTCTCGTAATATTTCTAATTCAGTAGAATACCAATGTATTAAATCTTTGGCTGAAATAGAAACTGATAAATTAGGTAACAAACATATAAATAAATTAATATTAGAATAAAGGAAAAAAATGACTTATAGTACAATAGGCGCATTATTTAATAACGACATATCAGTATTAAATTTAATACTACTTTGCGTTATTGCCGTTAAAGTTTGGAATATAAAATGTAAATGTAAAGGTGGTAACTGTGGCCAAAAGTAAATTTTGTAAAAAATGTTTTCACCCATGTCATTGTGGAGAAGAAAAAGATCTTCATTCTGACGAATATGGAGTGTGTACTTGTGAGGAATGCAAATGTGGTTAAGTATAGCATCTAAACTAGTACCTGGAATTATTAAAACAGGAATGTCAATTGCTTCTAATAGAAGAAGAACTAAAGAATTAGAATCAGTAGCAGAAATGAAACATGCAGAACGCATGGCTTCTGGTGAAATAGAATATCAAAAAGCAGTTATTGCAAACAACCAACAAGGATGGAAAGACGAATTTGTTTTGATTCTTGTGTCGGCTCCTGTGATGATCTTAATTTGGTCTATATTTAGTGAAGACCCAGAGATTATGTCAAAAGTCGATATGTTTTTTGATAAATTTAATAATATGCCTTTTTGGTACCAAGCACTTTTTATTGGAGTAGTTAGTGCAATTTATGGACTTAAAGGCGCAGACATAATGAAGAAAAAATAATGAAGAAAAAAGAAAAGCAGACAGTATTATGGACCATCTACCATACCGTTTTAGCAGTAGAATTAGCCATAATAATCGCAATCGAACTTTACGAACAAATACAAAGGAGTGGAATATGAGTATATGGGAAAGAGCCTGGATTTGGTGGGATAAAACTCTTACTAAAAGAGGCAAAATGGCTGTAGCATTTTGTGCAGCTATAATACTTTTAACGATTTGGAATTGGATATTCTAAATGGACGTTAAATATATTGTGGTACATTGTTCAGCAACACGACCATCACAAGACATTGGTGCAAGAACTATTAATGCTTGGCACAAAGAACGTGGATTTGATAAAATAGGTTATCACTATGTTATTAAAAGAAACGGTAATGTAGAATTAGGTCGTGATGAACAAACTCAAGGCGCACACGCTTTGGGTTATAACCACAATAGTCTTGGTATCTGTTTAGTAGGCGGGTCACAAGAAGAAGATCATACAAAAGCTGAAAACAATTTCACAGACGATCAATGGAATAGTTTTGGTTACCTAATAGATCAACTAGAAGAAAAATATTTGGGAGTTAAAATTATTGGACATAACGAAATAAGCAAAAAAGAATGTCCAGCATTCGACGTACAGGAGTGGAACAATGAGCGAATCAGAAAAGACAAAAAGTAAAGCCCAAGAAATAACAACATTATTAATTAATCAAGCACATCAAAAGTTATCAAGTGGAGTAGAATTATCAGCAAGTGATTTAAAGGTTTGTTTAGATATTTCTAAAGCTTATGGCATTGAAGAAAAAGAAAAACCTACAAACATAATTGAAAATTTACCATTTGATGAATTAGAAAAGGACCAAAATGAAGAAGAGAAACTATAAGCAAGAATATCTTACATACGGTTCTACAACTAAAGCAAAAAAAGATAGAGCTTCTAGAAACAAAGTTAGAAGAGCTTTAACTAGAACAGGAAGAGTATCTAAAGGTGACGGTAGAGATATCGATCATCGTGATGGTAACCCAAGAAATAATTCTCGAAGAAATTTAAGAGTTATGTCTAGAAGTAAAAACAGAGCTAAGCACTAATGGACCCAAGATTAAAAGATTTTAAAAATTTTTTGTATCTAACATGGAACCATCTTAATTTACCAGAACCCACACCTATTCAATATGATATTGCGGACTTCTTACAACAAGGTCCTAAAAGATTAGTTATTGAAGCCTTTCGTGGTGTAGGTAAATCATGGATTACATCTGCTTTTGTGTGTCATCAATTATTATTAGATCCACAAAAGAATATATTAGTTGTTTCAGCATCTAAAAGTAGATCTGATGATTTCTCGACATTTACACAAAGACTTATAAGTGAAATGGACATATTAGAACATTTACAACCGAGAAATGATCAAAGACACTCTAAAATTAGTTTCGATGTAGGACCTGCAAGAGCATCTCATGCTCCTTCAGTTAAATCATTAGGTGTTACATCACAATTAACAGGATCACGTGCTGATCTTATTGTAGCTGATGACGTAGAATCAGCAAATAATAGTCAAACACAATTAATGAGAGACAGATTAAGTGAAACTGTAAAAGAATTTGATGCAATTATAAAACCAGAAGTAGGTAGAATTGTATTTCTAGGAACACCACAAACAGAATTTAGTTTATATAATAACTTAGAAGAACGTGGCTTTAAAACACGTATATGGCCAGCTAGAATGCCTAACGATACACAAAGAATCAGTTACGGAAACAAACTAGCACCTAAATTAATAAAAGCAAAAGGTAAACCAGGCGATCCAGTAGACGCAAAACGTTTTGATGAAACAGATTTATTAGAACGTGAAGCATCTTATGGTCGTTCAGGCTTTGCATTACAGTTTATGTTGGACACAACGCTATCTGATATGGATAGATACCCACTTAAGCTAAATGATCTTATAGTTTTGTCCGGTTCTAGTAGTTGGAAAGAAGCTCCAGTGAAAGTATTATGGGCAAGTGGACAAGATAACATTAAAAGTTTAGATCCCGATATTCCTAACGTAGGCTTAAAAGGAGATTACTATACATCTCCAATGCATGTGAGTGATGAATATAAGGAATTCGAAGGATCTGTGCTTGCCATCGACCCAAGTGGACGTGGTGCTGACAAAACGGCATATACAGTAGTTAAAATGCTACACGGATGCTTATATATTACAGACTTCGGCGCCCTCGATGGCGGGTATGATGAGGTTACACTCAAAAGAATTGTATCTGCAGCTAAGAAACAAAATGTAAATCAAATAGTTGTAGAGAGTAACTTTGGAGATGGTATGTTTCTTCAGATATTACAACCAGTATTACAAAAGTATTATCCTTGTAGTATAGAAGAAGTAAGACACAATGTTCAAAAAGAGAAAAGAATTATAGATACATTGGAACCAGTCATGAACCAACACAGACTTATTGTTGATGACAAACTAATACGTAATGATTTTAATAATCACGAACAAGATCATAGATTATTCTTTCAAATGTCTAGATTAACACGTGACAAAGGGTCATTGAGACATGATGACTTATTAGATTGTTTAAGTATGGCTGTAAACTATTGGACAACAGTAATGGATGTAGATCAAGATCAAGCTGGAGTCGAACATAGAGAATCAATGTTACAAAAAGATTTAGACAGATTCATGGAGAATGCCACAGGTAGACCTCAACGTCGCGCAAATTGGATAGGTTAGGCCTCACCAGAGCGCGTGTGGTGGTCTTTTATCTAGTCCAGTATATGTTTATATACAGGTAAATTGGTACACGTATCGGTATGGCCCTTGTGTATGTCATGGATAGTAATAACGAGATAGATTAATTGGAGCCTCTATTAGAGAAGGGCTCTTATGGTCTCTCTCCCAATAGGAGCTCTTCGCAACAAAATGAAATATCCAAAAGTCACTAAGCAGATCTTGAAGGCTGATTATGTACAAGTAACATGGTCAGACATCAACAGCGATTCTTCTTGGAAGACACTCAAGGACGCAACGAACAGTAAGGTAACAATATGTATCAGTACTGGTTGGTTGATTAGACAGGACAAAGACGTACATGTCATTGTGGCTGATGTTAACTTCAATGACGATGGGACACTTGGAGACGTTGGGAACATAACAACAATGCCTAGTTCTAATGTACTTAAGGTTACTAAGGTTCCTAATGTTTAGTCCGATGTTTGGGTAGAAAAATCTAAGAGGCCTTATGATATATATCGCCGCGAGGGTCCCCCTCCGCGATTTATGGGCACTGTGTCACTGATTATGTCACGCGTCGGTCCACAAATCAAATGAATCAATAACAATCAACAGATGATTTATCTCTTTTGATTGTTA